ATTTGGTGGAACGTTTCCTGTATCTACATAATAAACTCTACGTTGTGGTGCTCTTAAGATACGGTGAATTAACATTGCGTCTTCCATCAATGCTAATTGTTTAAATATTTTACGAGCTGGTTCGATGTATGATCTTCCGTAGGGTAAGAAATTATAATCTCCAAGTAATCTAAAATTAGCTACTTCATAATTTTCAAAAACCATATCCTTATTATCTAACCCACCTAATATACCTGTGTAGGAAGCATTCGGTTCAACTCGGAATTGAACATATGATGGTCTTTTAGGATCTAACCCTTCTTCTCTAATTACATTATAAACATTAAGTGGAATTACTTGATATACTCCATATTTTTCAGCAATATGTAGATGTAAGTAAAAATCTCCATATTTACACATTGAACGAACCCAACCCCAAAGGTTAAATTCTATATTAAGTACATCATAGAATAGATTATATAATATTCTTTGTATATTTTCATCTGAGGATTTGATGGCTAATACTTCACCAGCACCATTTTTAAGTGTGGATTCATCAGCAACAATATCTAACACAGAAGCAACAATTGGATCACCATCCATTACCTCGTAATCGTTATATAATTGAGGTCTTAATACTGTGAAGTTAGAGTAGGGGGAATTACCAATATATGTACCTAAACCTCCTGTATAGATACGTTGATATCTTTCAGGGTACATATTTGTTTGTACTGTTCCTGTTGCTTGAATGTGGTCACTGTCTATAACTTGTATTTGGCTTCCACCAACGTTTCTAATGATTACGTCGTTTGAGAATAATCGTTTTAATCTACCAAATAAGGATGTATCTATCATATTTATAAATATTTTTTTATCTTAATAACCACGTTATGTCTTCACTACCGTGGTCTGCTTGTATTTTCCAAGGATTAGATATTTGATATCCTCCCGCATTGATAGGATTTAATATTCCTCTATCCATAGTCATATTCATTAAATTTGTTCTATCATATTCTACATTAGATTTTCTAAATCTTAATGCTGTGTCTCTTAAATAAAGTCCCATGCTAAAAGCCATTACTGAATCATCATTGTATCCTTCTTGGGCTTGTGCTTTTCCGTTTTTCCAGATAAACACTTTCATTTCATCTAATAAGCGTTTAGAACGAATAACACATGCTTTTTCATGAGTATATTCTCTAAATTTTTCAATCATTAGAGGACGAGTTTTAACTGATGTTGTAAAACCAGCTACTAAACTGTCTAGATTTTCTGAACGTCTTGCCCATTGGTCTGAGGTATATGCTTCTGTTTTAGGAGAATAATATAAATTTTTATATCCTCTATCAATAGCTGTTTGTACAGTATCCCAACCAACATTTGCATTTTCAATTGCTAATAAAGCATCATTATATTCGGCTGCTAATCCTACTAATAGATGCCCGTAATCGCGAGTTCCTATTTGCCCCTTATATTCAGCTACTTGAGTTGAGGTTTCTAAATCAAAAACATGACATGCTGAATAATCTTTTCCATCTCCTCTAGCAACGTCGGCTGTTACTAAGTATGATCTATTATAATTTGGTTGTTCCCAAACCCATAAGTTTCCATCTACTCCTCGTTTTTCAAGTGGTTCAACTAAATTAGCTTCAACCCATTGCATTACGTCGGATTCAAATACTGTATCTCCAGAGGTGCTGAAATCACAATCACATTCTTGAGCAGCCATCCTAGGTCCTAGATCGGCATCTTGTTGTTCACGCCATACTTGATCTCGTTCAGGATGTACATTCCATTTTAATCTAATTGGAACAAATGAATTAGCTCCTATTTCAGCTTTTTGCCAAGTTTGATGAAACCAATTCCCAGTACCATTTGGAGTAGATAATGCTATACATCCTCCTCCAGTTGCTAATGTTTGTTGAGCAGAAGCGAATATTTCATGTATACTATCAATGAACGCGGCCTCATCTATTATAAGTAAAGAAACGGCTTCTGAACGACCTGCATCCCCGGCTGCCGATACTGCTTTAACTTGAGAACCATTGGGTAATTTAAGTAAAAGCTTGTTGTTCTCCAAGGGTTTCTCGGCTCCTTTTAACCAAGAAGGTAAATTATCGTACATAAATCGTACTTTAGTTACCATGTTTTTAGCAGTTTCCTGTTTTGTAGCGATACAAAGTACATTTTTATCTCTTTGGAATAACATCATCCATAAAGAAAAACCAGCTACTAAGGTTGAGATACCTAACTGTCTAGATTTTAATACAACGTTATAGTTGTTTTTTTGGAATTGATATAAAACCTTATCTTGAAATGGATATAAATTAAATTGTATTCTTCCCCTAGTTGGGTGTTGAATCATACAATATTTTTTCATAAAGTGAGCAGGGTCAGTCATACATTTAATGTATTCCTGTTTGATTATTTCTTTTATGTTTGATTGTTCACTCATATAATCATTTATATATAAATATACAAAAAGGCCCAACTAGAATAAGCCAGACCTTTATGTAACACATTATATATATCTTATTTTATTAATAGATAAGAAGTTGTAATTATACCTATAAAAGTACCTAATTTCCAAAGAAACGACTTAGTTCTTTGTTGCTTTAGTTCTTTATGTAAATCATTAGAAAGTTTATCATATTGACCTACTTGAAGTTCTAGTTGCTTAATGATGTACTGATTGTTGGTGTCTTTTTCTTCATGCATTTCTAACATGATATCTTTTACTTTTGAGATATCTTGCATTTTATCTATTTTAGATTCAAGAAGTTTTATCTCTTCAACACATCCATCATAGCGTAATAAGTCTTTTGCTACTTGTCTGGCTACTGGTGTTGGTAGACAAACTTGTGTTGTATCAGTCTTTACTATCGTTAAGGTCTTTGTTGTATCTGTTTGTGAAAAAGTATTCCAACTCAGGATTAGAAAACTTGTTAATAGTATTAATTTTTTCATTTGTTTTTTGTTTTACTACAGTTATAGTATTATCTATATGATGTACTTCTTTTGTGATAGTAGTAACCTTTTGATGTACTGAATCTATTTTGAAGTCTATTTTTGAGTTTATAGTCTTTGCTGAGTCTATGTTGGTTTGTATACTTTCAATCTTATCTTTATATCCTTTTATGTCAGTTTTAATACGACTTGTATAAAAAACATTGTATAAACACAATACAGCTATTATTATTAATATTATATCTTGTTTAGTTAGGTTCATATGTTAATTCTCTTAGCATATTAATTAAATTTTTAACATCGTCTTTATCAACTACAACTCGTTGTCCATTATTTTGAGATATAATTATGAATTTTGGTCTTGTTGGGTGTGATTTAACAGATAATCCATAATCACCAGAACCAACATTAGCGTTAAAATCATCCATCTTTTCTACTTCATAAACACTATCATAATCTTTAAAAGTAGGATCATTATCATCTTCACGTATTGTATCATCATCATCAATGTAATCAGCTTCATCTATTGATGATTCTTTATCATCAGCTAATTCTCTAGCAGCTCCGTATAAGTTAGAATATGTGTAATTTCTAAGTTCTGATGAAGTTAAATCTAAGCCTATAAAATCAGCTAGCTCAGCTTTACTCATTTTATCAATAACAGCGACAGTATATTTTTTAGGTGTATTATCTGTTTCTTCAATAAATTCAGCGGGGTCAACTTCTGTACCTATTTTAAGATTTTTAGTTGAGTTTCTAGCTTTATTAATGAGTTGTTGTTTTGTTTGTTGGGTTAAAGTTGCGGGGTTAGGGACATCAATAGTTGCTTCACCAAGTTTTTTACGAACTATATTACGGATATTTTCTTTTAATTGAGATACTTTCATTATTGGTTAGGTTTACATTTATTATAAATATTTATAAAATGCTTCTAACACAAGCGCTATACGCTCTTCTGTAGTACCTTTAATATTAACTAATCGTTTTGGTGGAAATTTATTTATTAAAGTAACAATGGTTTCATCAATTACATCTCTATATTCAGAGCAAACTTCACGTACACCATTATCTTCAATTTCTACTCCTTCAGGTGATATATAAAATACAATATCATATTGATCTCCCATACATGTTGCTAATTCTATATAGCGATATTTTGCATATACATCAATAGATTTTGCATTGTCTGTAAAAGCACATACATCCCAAACAGTACGATCAGTTAGCACGTTATCTCGCATGATTTCACTTGCGCGTTCTGCTAAAAATATAATTTGTCCTGGGAGAGATGAATCTGTATTTAGAGGAATACCTAAATCACGTAGATATTTACTGCGTTCTGTAGCAATAAAATAATCTTTAAATTCAGGTAATTCAGCTAATGCTTTTACTAGTGTAGTTTTTCCTACACTCATTGTTCCTGCAAATCCTATTCTCATATTATCTAAAACTATTTTTAAACAATGGGTTTTTAGCTGGTGGGAGTCCAGTATGGTTACGTTTTAATTCTCTAATAGCTTCAGGAGTATTACCTTGAAATATTCCCCAAAAGTAATATTCTTTTTTACCATCAGCTTTAATTAATGCTGGGCCTTCTGTATTATGTAGTACCCAAATTTTTTCATCTGCCTTAGGATCGTTCTTGTCTTGAACGTCGTGTCCTAGGCGTTTCGTTTGAGATAGATACAATGTCTGTCCGTCTGGTGTCTTTAATTTTCTTTCCATTTGTATTGGGTTTGTTTGTTTCTGTTTTATATTTTATATCTACGGATATTGGTCCGTTAGGGAAATAATCTAAATTGTAATTCCATGTAGTTATACTTTCATCATCTTCAAATACACGAGTATATTTGTTTGGATTTTCTGATGGAGGTGGTTTTATTATTTTATTTCTTCCCATAGGTTAAATATACGAAAAATTATTGATATTTCAAAATATCTTCTGCTACATAAATACCTTGTGCACCACTCACTGTTATACCTCTAGCAGAAAGCGCATCACCAACGAAATGTACGTTTGGATACTTGGTCAGGGCTAAGTTGGTATAATCAACGAGTGGTTCAGGTGATAAGTATTTTACTTCAGGTATGTAAATTCCCCAATCATCTCCTAATGTTGGGAATACTTTTTTCATATCATCAATAAATTCATCTATGTAGTTAAAGTAACCTTGGAATGTTTTTCTTACACTAACCATATCAGCATCATTTATTTGAAATGCTTCAACATGGTCTCCTTCTGATGTTAATGATGGTTTACGAGAAGGTGAGTAATATAATCCTCTATTATCTATAGATTGTAGTTGTTTTACAACATCTCTACTCCAAGTAAATGGATCTTCAATACCATTTAATTCCATTATAATACCAAAATTAGTCATATCATTTCTATAACGTTCATCCTTTTTAGCATGACCGTTGTAAGTATAGTTTCCGTATGTTTCTTCTACGGCAACATATGCAGCATTGTTATTAGTACAGAATGAACGTAATGATACTCCTTTATCATCAAATTTTCTATATAATTTAAAATCGTAACTAATATCAATTAATTTTTGGAAGTGATGTTGTGGCGCTTCAAAACGAACACCAATTTGTACTGATTTAGGTTCAGTTGGTAAGTCATACTCATCAGCTAATAATTTACCAAAGTCAATACCTGATTTGCCTACAGCAAAGATAAGTTCGTCATATGATTCCCATACATGGCCTGTTCCATCCATAGAAATCCATTGTTTTTCAAAATTAATAGAGGTTACTTTTTTCTCCCAAACAAATCTTACACCATTATCAACTAGATATTGATACCAGTTTTTAGCAATTTCTAATAAGTAATCAGTTCCAACGTGCCATACAGGAAATAATCTTAAACCAAAGTATGGTTTAATAAATTCAGGTTCAGCATCAGGATCAGAGCATTGTACTTCTTCAGGTTTAGGGTGAAAACGTTTAAAGTTAGTAATAACTTGATCCATTAATTCCATAGCCTTTTCCTCACCACAGTATTTAGATAATTGACCACCAATGGATGTGTGGTAAGTTAATTTACCATCTGACCAACCTCCTGCACCTAACATTCCAGTCATTACTTCACTTGGTAATCGTTTATGAGGATCTTTCCCCATATCAATAATTGTGATTTTACCTTTATAGTTGTTATCTACTAGTTTAGTTGCAGCATTAATACCGGCTACACCGGCACCTACAATTACAATATTTTTACTCATGTTTATAATTTTTGAACTGTTAAATATACGAAAAAGAGATGCGATCTCAAAAATTGAGGCCACATCTCTCTAAAAATTTACTCTTACGAGCGACTAGGATATGAATCTAGTCTGTATGTTATTCAGATACTGCTGTTGGTATAACGTATTCGTTTTTACCAATTTTAAGATTTTGAATAGTATTAGCGTTAACCATTCTATACCCTTTAGCACCCATATCATATACTGTAATGTAATTAAATTCAGCTGGGTCGTATCTAAGTTCACCCCCTCTTAGGTATTTTTTAACACCTAAACGAGCATTCATTACACGTTCGCTACCATCTTTTTTAATAAATGTTACTGTAAAGAATTTACCTTTAGTATCAAATATTAATTCTTTAGCTGTTTCTTTATCTATTTCACCTGATGGTTCAGATGGTGTTTCAGCAGGTACAGCTGGTATTTGTGCTAATGGGTCATCAGCTGGTATTCCTTCTGGTTCAGGTTGTTCGTTTAGTAGTCTTGAGTTTCTAGTCATTTTGTTTTCAATAAGAAAACGTTTTAAGTCAAAGTCTTGCATTTTATTTTCTTTTAATTTATCAAATGTTGTTGTTGTATTTCCGAAATAAGGGTTATTATATATATTACTTGATTGAGTTGGATTTTTATCCTGTTTAAATTTATCTTGAATTATACCTTTTTTAATTGCTCTTCTATATGCTACATAGGCATTTAGGTTTGTTTTAGCAAATTCACTAGCTGTATTGTATTTTGCCGTTTCTTGTTCTAAGGTATCCTTAGTCCATTTTCTTATTTTACTATTTTCAAATTTATCTTGAATTAAGCCTTTTTTAACTGCATTTCTATAAGATGCATAGGCATTTGGATCGGCTTTAATAAATTCACTAGCTGTATTATATTTTGCTGCTTCTTGTTCTAGTTTTTCAGGAGTCCGGATAAATCTTTCTTCAAATTTATTTTGAATTAAACCTTTATTTACTGCATTTCTATATGCTGTGTAAGCATTTATGTTTGCTTTTTGAAATTCACCTGCTTTGGTGTATTTGTTTGCTTCTTGTTCTAAAGCGTCTTTAGTCCATTTAATATCGGTTTCAAATTTATTTTGAATTAGACCTTTTCTAACTGCTCTTCTATATATCTCATAAGCACTTAGATTTGCTTTAACAAATTCACCTGCTGTGTTGTATTTTGCCGCTTCTTGTTCTAAGGTATCCTTAGTCCATTTATTACCAAATCCAGTTTTTTCAAATCTGTTTTGAATTAAACCTTTATTTACTGCCTTTCTATAAGATGTATAGGCATTTGGATCTATTTTAGCAAATTCATTTGCCGTGTTGTATTTGACTGCTTCTTGTTCTAAAGCGTCTTTAGTCCATTTTTCACCAAATTCGGGTTTTTCAAATTTATCGGGGATTGAGCCTTTTCTAACTGCTATTCTATATGCTGTGTAAGCATTTGGATCGGCTTTAATAAATTCATTTGGTGTATTATATTTTGCTGCTTCTTGTTCTAGTTTTTCAGGAGTCCATTTAATGTTTGATTCAAATTTATTTTGAATTAGACCTTTTCTAACTGCATTTCTATATATATTATAAAGATTTTTATCGGCTTGAGCAAATTCACCTGGTGTATTATATTTTGCTGCTTCTTGTTCTAGTTTTTCAGGAGTCCATTTACGTATGTTAGCTAACTCATTTAATTCAGATAAAATAGAATTGCGAGTTAATTTATTTTCAACTAGAAAACGTTTTAAGTCAAAGTTGTCCATGCAAATATTTTACTATAAATATTTACTCTCCCCTTCCCCCTTCAAATTGTTTAGCAATTATTGCATCATGTGTTCTACTAGCAACAGTATGGTATTTGTGACAATCATTACATTGTAATTGAATACGTGGAGTTCCAGCAGCTGAATAGCGAGTTTGTGAATGTCTTAAATTCTCAGAACCACATTCAGGACAACATGTTTTTTCTCCTGTCTCTAAAGCACCATAATGTGTTTTATGTGGTACATAGTTTTTAATATGGTTAAATACTTTTTCAAGTATAACAACATCATTCTTACAATAATCAATCATTGTTGTCATTGCATCTTTATCGTTGTTTAAAACGATATTTTTCCATAAGTCAAAACCACCTGTTTCAGATTTTTCACCAACCCCTAAGTATTGAGCAATATAATCTAAACGATTACTGTTAAATCTAAATTTAGATCTTGCATGTTTTAAAGTATCAAGTGTAGTGTAGTTTGGGAAACATGGTATACCATGGAAT